GGTCCACGAGATCAACTTTCAGATTCTGCACCGCGAGCCGGGAGGGAGCGTATGATCGTTTACCTGGATTCCCCCCCAGTCACATGGCCGTCACATTGGGCGCCTAAGCCCAGAAGGGAAGGTACTTTGCCGCCGGAAAGGGGTGTCTGTGAATAGCCTAACGGGTTCTGGAATGGGAATGATCCCCGTAGATGGGGGCGTACTCTTCAGGGTGGAGATCGTTGAATTGCCCGCCACGAAGTATGTGGAAATGCTTGCCGACTACGAAACGGTGGCTGAAATAATCAAAATCTTGAGTGAAATGACGGGAGATAGTGATGCTTAGACCGACCAGAGTTTTTCGGGCAACAGTTAGAAGTGGAGGCCTGCGAGGACGGCGTGATCCTGCGAGTCCGACCGGACGTGTACCTTGTCGACTGGGTGGAGATCCATATGAGTCACGAGGGAGCGAAGCAGTTGGGTATGAACCTACTTGGTAATACAGTGGAGGTAAGAGCGTGGCACTGAAGGTGGGAAGTAGGCTTATGTTTAGCACGAGGACCAGCACGGTCTGGGTCCGGGTGAGTGGGCTCAACGATACCAGGGTCGACGTCACCCTGGAGGACAACAGGCAGCGCAGGGGCGAGATGATTGTTCACCGCCCTGGGCTCAAACTTCGTAACTTCGCCGAGCGGTTGGCACTGATTGATGTCTGCCGAGAATTTGTCGAGAAGGGAGGATTGTCTAATGAGTAAACTTCATAGTCACAGCCGGGAATGGCTCTTAACCGTCCATAAGGCCATCTGCGAAGAGGCCCATACCATCATGGCGATCAAGAACGAGGCCTACGCGGGCGAGGACAGCCTTTTCCGCAACTTCGAGCTGGCTGAGAAGACGGGCCTTTGCAAGACCGAGGTAGGAATTTTGGTCAGAATTCAGGACAAGTTGAGTAGGTTGGTGACTTTCTTCGTATGGGACGGCCAGGATTCCGAGGGCTTCGCCGAGGAAACGCACCTTGACTCGATTCACGACCTTATCAACTATCTGGTGCTTCTAGAGGCATACAGGGTCTCTCGCAAGTCCGATTTGCATAAGGAGGCCCCAGGTGGTACAGTCTAGGCCTCCTGAATGTCCCAGCTGTGGTCGCAAGTTGTTTCACCGCCACAGGGACAGCCGGTTTTCGACAGAGGAGATTTTTGAGATCCTGGACTCGACCAAGTCAGTAAGCGCCTTAGCTAATGAACACGAGGTTTCCCAGTCTCTCGTCTCTCGGATCCGAGCCGGCAAACGATACCAGTCCGACTACCTGGCCTGGAGGAACAGGGGTAAATGAAGAAAAGCCAAATGCAGAGGCTCGCAAGAAAAGGAGATCCGGCGTCTAAAATCGGCGCTGGGCCTCCATTTCTGGGATATAGACCTAGTTATTGGACGCTGTGAAACAGAGGGGGCAGTGGGCGAGAATGGCCTATTGCCCGAGTACGAGCGGGCCACTATCACCATAGACCACGCACGGATCGAAAACGAGGACGAGCTGCTCAACGTAGTTCGCCACGAAATGATCCACTGCCTACTTGCCCCCATGGAAGACGTCCTCAAGGTCATGCACGCCCTCCTAGACGACGACAAGAGTTCTAAGGCCCTCGTGGACGGTGTTTACGACCGTGCCTTAGAGCGCACCGTGCTTGCTCTGGAAAGGTCCGATTGTGGATCTGACAAGTAGGCCCTCGGACGACGAGCTGATCGCCCTCAAGGAGAGGATCAAGGCAGCAATTGCCCAAGGCATGGACGCCGGGCTGCACTTATTGGACGCCGCCAAGGTCGCCGGAGTTAGTCAAGAAATGGTCCTGTCAAATATCGGATCGGACCCCGACTTCCAGCGTTGGTGGATGGTTTCGAAAGAGAGAACCAGGACTTGTCAAGACCTCCTGCCTCAAAAACTTCCCGCCGATATGATAAAAAAGGACGCTCTAAACTCGCTCGTCGCCGCCGGGCTGTACGAAAAGCTCGCTCTAATTGTCGCCTTGTCAGACGTCGACGATCCAGAAGCAAGGGCGGACATCTTCAAGGCCGCGGGGATTGCAACGAAACTAATGCCCCAACAGTCCCAACAACTCCAGGTCAAGGCGACCATGGAGGAGATCAACGCGAAGCAGGAATCCGAGATTGTCCAGGAGATTCAACGGGCCGATGAAGAGCTTAGGGCGCTCCGTCTAAAGGAGATTGAGGCCGAGGAGGCTAATCGTGGAGATGGATCCATCGACTCTGAGGGATAGGCTTATCCGAGAGCTGGAGGTTAAGAAGGCGGCTCTGGCGGTTCTCTCCGGAGACGTGCTCTCCAAGTTTGTTTGGAACGAGAAACAAAGAGAGTTCCTGTGCGACAGACGCCGAGAGGTAATGCTGTCGGGGCTAAATCAGGGCGGCAAGTCTACGGTCCTGTGCGCCGACCTCACTTATCACCTCACCGGCCAATACCCAGAGTGGCACAGCGGGCAGCACTTCAACAGGCCGATCAATGCGGCGATCGGGGGAGAGACGGCACAGTCCACCCGAGACCTGATTACAAACAGGCTGCTTTGGGAACCCGGCGCACGCGGAACTGGAATGATNCCCAAAGAACTCCTGGGCGAAATCAAAATGGACCGCCGGGGAGTGGTGGACCAGGTCGAATCATTCAAGGTGAAGCACTTCGACAAACACGGCAAATTCGACGGCTGGTCTAAGTGCTACGTCTTCTCGTACTCTAAGGGCTTCGAGAGGATTCAGGGGTATACATTGGACCTGATTTCGATCGACGAGGAGCCCGACTTCATGATCTACGACGAGTTCTCCGCACGACTAAACCAGTCGCGGGGATACCTTCGTCTTTCCATGACCCCACTCCACGGGCAAACGGACCTCTGGATCCACTTCTCGGAGTCCACCACTGAGCAGCGCGGAATCATCTACTACGATATCCGGAAGGCGACTCACTGGACCGAGGAGCACCGCCAGGAACTGATAGAGAAGTACACCAACCACCCGAACGCCAACGCTCGATTGTTGGGGCAACCAGTGGCAACGCAGGGTGTTATCTACAATGTCCCTGACGAGCTGATTACTTGCGACCCGTTCCTACTGGAGCAGACGCCGACAAACCGCTTCCTTATCGGCCTGGACTTCCCTCACACCGTGGGAGAGTTTGCGGCCGTGCGGCTAATGTGGGACGAAGTCAGCGACATAATCTACCTGACAGATTCCTTCAAGGCCAAAGGGCAGACCTACATTCACAACGCTCACCACGTCGAGCGAATGGGGGGGAAGAATATCCCGGTCGCGTGGCCCCACGACGGAGGGCGCCAACTGGGAGACGGGATGACTGTGGCGGGCCAGTACCAAGACCTAGGCCTAAACATGATCCACGAGCCAGCAGCGTTCATTGACATTCAGGGCAAGAAGAGCCGGTCCATATGGGCCGCGATTGAAGAAGTATTTGAGCGAATGAGCGACGGGCGGTTTAAGGTGTTCTCGAACCAGTACGAGTTCTTTCGAGAGAAGAGCCTGTACAGACACGAGGACGGCAAGATCGTTAAGGGGCACGACCATCTTATCGACGCTCTCCACAAGGCTATTATGATGTTGAGGTACTCGGAACCTCTGACCACTAACCAAGAGAAAATGGCAAAGTACGACGATCCGGGTGCTAGTCGCTTTGCAGGGGATTACGACTTTTTTGGAGGCTTCTAATGTTATCAGCTAAGGAAATTTTAGGGCGTTTGACTGGTTGAGGGACCAGCGTCGGACATACGAGAATCAGATCGACGAGATCCAGACGCTCTTTATGCCTTACCGCGGAGACATTACCACCACCAGGGCACCGGGCACCAAGAAGATCGGTCCCGCTTTCGACAGCATGGGGGCGGTAGAGGCGGACAAGTTCGTCAACTTCCTCACCTCCAACATCTTCCCAGCAAGCGGCGACTGGATCCAACTCTCCAGCAGAGACGAGACCCAGAGAGGGGCCCTCGACGATGCGACCGGCGAGACTCTGGAGCTTTTGGCAGAGAGCAACTTCTACCCGGAGGCCTCCAAGGCGCTCCGAGATAACGCCGTTATCGGAAACGCGCTCCTCTACTTCGAGCAGGCGTCCCCGAGAATGCAAGAGGACGGAACCACGTGGGGCGGCCTGGCCTTTGAGGCCGTGCCTTTTGCCAACTATTACCACCTCCTCGACAGAGACGGAACACCTCTCTACGTGGCCCGAAAGGTCAACATGCCCGTCTTCCGCGCCGAGCAGTTCTTCGTGCGCAAGGGCGACATGTTCAAGGCCAAGGGCAGGTTCGAAATGGACAACGTGGAGCTGGCCTACATCGCTAGACCGGTCTACGGAGAGACCTGGTCCGCCGAGGGCTACTGGCTCGACTGCGAAATGCACAAGGTGGTCCGCAAGGAGAAACTCTCCTACTTCCCGTTCGCCGCGAGTCGTTGGGACACCGCCGCCGGAGAGAACTACGGAGTGGGCAGAGGCCACCTTGCGCGCCCGGTTGCCAAGGGCCGCAACGAGCTGAAGCGACAGATCCTCATGGCAGCTGGCCGAGACCTCAATCCGGCCCTCCTCACTGAGCACGAGTCGATCATGAATCTCGACAAGGGCACGGCAGGCATCATGGTGATCAAGCCGTCCACTCAGAACAAGCCTGAGTACCTCCGCTCCGGAACCGACTACCAGGCCGCCCAAGCCGTGGCCACCGAGGACGCGGAGCAGATCAGAACCGCGTTCATGACCGACCTCTTGGAGCCCTCCACGGCTGTTGAGCGCTCGGCCGAGGGTAGCCGCCAGCGCCAAGCCCGAATCGTGCAGTCGATTGCCGCGCCGGCAGCGTCACTTAGCTCCGACTTCCTGCGCCCGATCGTGGAGAACGTTATAGGACTCGCACGGGCGGGTGGGCGACTCGCAAGCCTGGACGGTATCGACGCCATGGAGATCAACTTCGTCTCCCCGTTCTTGTCACTCCAGAAGCAGCAGAGTGTCCAGAAAGTGGCCGACCTCATGAACCTCCTGGGTAACCTCCAGAGCGTGACGGGCAATGAGACGGTCCTAGACTCGATCGACCTGGACGCAGCAACCACGTATATCGCCAAGAACTCGGACGTGCCCGCCAAGATCCTGAAAGACCCGACCCCGGCCCGCGAAGCCAGAGCCAGCATTGAGGCTATGGATAAGGCCGTAGAGGCCCAGAAGGTACTCGGTGCTGACGGGGTGCCCCAGGATTTGACTACTTTACGTAGTCAGACACCAGGGCTTTTAGGCGGACTTGAATAGAAGGTAGGGCATGCTGAAATCCTCAACCATTGAGTGGTTCCAGAGAGGGTCCGCGGGCCCCGAAATCGTCGAGTGGCTGATTGCAGACCTCGGCATTGGGTCGACCCTTACGGCCGCGCAAATGTATAATAAGTACGAAAAACCCAAAGGCACACCACCGGCTCCGATCGATCCGATCGACCTGGGTGTGCTGGAGGGGCGTAGACAGGTTGTTGAGAAGCTAAAGACGCTTCTCGAACTCGACGTTTCCACACTCCAAGGCCCGGAAGGATAACCATATGGAGATTCCCGAGAAGTTCCAGAGAGAGACCCCTGAAGCCACCATTGAGGCTTTACTCTCCTCGTACTCTGAGGCGGAGAAGAGGCTCTCCAAGAGCATCACTCCACCCTCCTCAGACGCAGACCCCAGCGAGTGGGCAAAGTTCATGGAGAAGGCAGGGGCCCCAAAAGCCCCCTCCCAGTACAAAGTCCCGGAGAACACTCCAGAGGGCTTCATTGGCAAGGCCACAAAACTCGCCGCGGCTGCCAATATGAACCAGGACCAGTTCAACGCCGTCATTGAGAATATGATGTCGGAGAACCGGGACGCCGCCACTGTAGCCGCGGAGCACGCACAGGCGCTAAAGCAGTCCTACGGCGAGGACTGGGACGCAGCCCAGGCACGAGCAGCACGCGGCGCGGAGATGCTGGCCCAAAAGGGCAGTAACATTGACCTTTCAGACCCAGCCGCATTTAGGGCGGCAGAACAATTAGGAGCGACCGTGTCAGATCCTTCGATCCCGGCAGACGGCAACACCACCCCAGAGGGCCCTTCAAAGGGCGAAGTCATGAAGGCAGCTGAAGCAGCCCGAGACGCGCTCTCTAGCAAGGCCTTCTCTGACCGAAACGACCCGAACCACGGCAAGGCCAACCGGGAGTACCGCGAGAGCATGGAAGTACTTTTCCAGGCCGGGATTGAGTCCTGCATGGACCCCAGCCTCCTGGACGACTTCAACCCGTTGACTCGGTTCATGGACCCGGATCGCAACGTATTCGGTGATTAGTGGCTGATTTGCCCGCTTTCTAAAAATATGTTAAGTTAGGGGCCGGCAATCTCAGCTAGAGAGACCCGGCCCCATCCCCTATCTAGCCGTCCCAGGGAACGTTATCTCAGAGGGCCCACAAGTGCGGGCAACCCTCGTCCGTGTTTCTATACCTTTCTTTCTGACCCCCACTATGGGAGATAATTCTAATGGCAGCCCCTTTCGGCAGTAATAACATTGCCTCTACCGGTTCAGCTTACGCGACGGAAGCCGGTTACACCAATTTTTTCAAAGTTGCTTACAGCGACGACGTTCGCCTGAAGTCCATGCAGTTGGCTTCCGGCCTCATTGACGCCTTCGACCGAGAGCCAATGAACGGCTCCCCTTTGACCGTCCAGTTGGTCAAGAAGCTTGAGGAAGGCTACGGCGGCGCAGTCGCTTCTGCCGACCCAGCAAGCTCGCTCGATCAGAACCGTAACCGAGTCGCAGCAGTGACCTACGGTGCAGTGCCGACCGAGACCCGAACCATGTTGCCCAACTTCTGGGACTTCCACCACCTCTTCGACCCACGTGACGCGCGCGCACTNATGCGCGATATCCGTCCCGGGTCCAGCTTCCAGAGGGCAGTGATCAGCTCCCTCATCCGCAAGGTTGAGAAGGAAATCATCCGCGCACTCGACGGATCAGCCACCGTTGACGGATCGGGCGTTGCGTTCGCCTCCGAAGCCGGCAAGCTCGAAATCGACCTGCTCGGCGACGTGAACGGCACCCTGACCACGATCGCAACCGGCACCAACACGATGGACGTGATTGGCCTCTCGACCGCAAAGCTCGCAGCAGCGCGAGGCGCGATCGAAGAAGGTGACGGCGCTCGTCCGGGCGAGCCTCTCGTTGCAATCATGAGCCCGCGTCAGCACGCCAACCTCCTCGCCAATGACTCTAAGGTCGTCAACTACGACTTCACGAGCCAGCGAGCCCTCGATTCCGGCAAGGTCTCGAACTGGCTCGGCATGGAGATCATCGTCACCAATGCAGTTGAGAAGCTTGAGCTTACCGACGGAACTGGTGTCGGGCCGTTCGCTGCTGACCCGNTNGCAATT